CCAGTAATACCACGAAGTTCAATACCACGATAATTAATAAAATATCCTGATGATGTTGAAACAGCAATGAACACTGGTTTTGATATGTGTCCTTCGATAATAGGCTCAGTAGCAATAAGTGCACCCGCTACTGCATTTGATAAAAAGTACGCAGTACCCGCTACGAGTCCTGAGAATCCAGTGATGTAACCACCTACGGTAATTTTAAATGTATTCGTATCGACAACTTCAGTTACAACACCGATAACTTCCGCTGTTGCTTCTGTTGTTGCAATAGCTTTCGCATACTCTGCACCATCGTGATACAAAACTTCCTGAACGACAAACCCGTGCGTAGCTTGTGTAATCTCAATCGTAAGGTCAGAACCACTTCCGCCACCGCCACTACCGCTGCCAATGTCGTTATACACAACACCGTCATTTGAATATTGCCATTTGTTTATAGCAACTTCATAACGAAGCGCAGGAAGATTAAGCTCACCCGTGTTCGCTTCAATAACTTTATTAATCGTATTTGCAGCATCACCAAAGGTAAGCGTGTTGCCTGTTAAATCAATACCACCATCAATCGCATTACGAATTTCTAACACCGTAACGCTCGCTCCACCGTCTGTTAAGTCACCCGTAACTTTTATGTCCCCAAGAACATCAAAATTAGTAGCAGGAACAACACCGATACCAACACCAATGTCTGTTATGATAACAGGCGTAGGCGCACTCACTAATGATTCTGAAGGAGTTGGTGTAAATGCAAACGGCGCTCCGCCCTCGACACCCATCGCTCCATCAAAGTACGCAGTCGCAGCAGGAGTATTCGCCTCGACAACCATGAACACCGTAACTTCGGTTGCACTTCCTCCTATTACTCCTGTTACATTAAGTGTTTCCCAGTTACTTCCGCCAGAATGATACGCACTGTCCCCTACAAAGCTAGACCCATCCCATATACGTATGCGGACACAGGAAGCCGTATCAGAACGAATAAGACATGATACAGTAAGTGTTCTTCCTATCCAGTACGTAATACCACGGAAGGTATGTATAGATTCTTTAAGAATAGATTCATCAATCGTACTTCCCGTAATCTTTGCTGAATAATTTCCTATTTGTTTAATTGAGCTCTCACGAAGTACGGAACCTGTTACCGCCCATCCGTCTGGCGCTGCGGAAGCTCCCGCAGACCACAGTTCAAAGTTACCATTCGTGACCTGGTTCTCAAAGGTAATCGTACTTGTGAGCACACCATTTGAAAAACCAGAAAATTCACCCGTAGTCCCGATTAGAACTTTAGCTGCGGTCAAATTAAGAGCGTCCGCTCCTCCTGTTTCGTGAGATGTAACGTGAGACTTCGGCTCGTGTAAGTCTGCACCTGATAAGTTTACATGAAAAACGTCTGCCATCGCAACCTCCTACGGTCTAATTTTATATACTATAACTTGGATTCTAAGTTCGACTCCGTTTATTTTATCTAAATCCCTAAAAGTAGATGCTATTGTCATCGTAGAATTATCAGGAAGAAACAATCCTAATTCTGATAACCCTGGTTGAACAAGACTTGCATCAACTACCAATTCAAATTCAGTACGGTCTGGGTAAATACGAATCTCATGCATGTCTCCCTGGAGCTTAACATCTTCTAAAACAAATCCAGTCCTAGAAGGAATAATTCCTTTGTTACCAATACCGAGTTGCCATTTAATTATTGAGTTTAAGAACGCTTCGTAGTTCTGGTCAAAGAAAACACCGTCGTCAAACTTCCAACTCTCGCCCTGAACAACAACCCTGTTACCCATGTTGTCATATACTTGTTGCCCGAGATTGTCTTTAACTAATTGATTCGTACCACCATCAAAATACATCTTGTTAAACGTCCATGCATCCGTTACGGTCGTGTACGCTAAGTTACCCGATGCTTGGTACACGATGCCGTCTTCATACCCCAACGGAATAAGCATCGTTATATAATGAGGTACAGTGTTTACAGGACGTGTGTCCTCGATGAGGTCAATCATCTTTGTGATTTTAGTTTCCCTAAAGAGAAACTCGTCAGAGCCGCCGAGGTTGTACACTCTATCAAGCAAGACCTCTATACCAAAGTGCGGTGATTTATAATATGATGAATCAAATCCTGGAGGGTTCTCACCCTCGTTACCCGCAAAGAAATCAACTACCTTCTCAAAAATAACGTAATCGTTTGTATAAAAATCGTACACGGCAGTGGTAAGGCCACTCATGTACGCTACTAATAATATAGATTCATATGTTCCTTTAATCTTATACCAGTCAATCGCCTGGCGCAGCTGGTCACGTTTGTCCTCTGTTGTCGTATCTTCATCAACTGCTATCGTAAGTCCAATAAGACCCGCTAAGAACTGAATGTATTCATCAGGTACGGTATCAGGATTAAGAAGTCCTTCCATATCTTGAATAGAAGCAATCCAGGTACCCACAAGAATACTTACTTCATCGATGTACTGCTTAAGCACAACAGAGTCGTGATACTTTGTCGGTATGAGCGGCATCAAGTCTACAACACTGATTGTCCCCGTCTCTAACCCGAACGTCGCATCAATAATAATGTCACGCACTTCTCGAGCAACTGTACGAAAAGTACTTTCAGCAGCATCAATCTCAGCGTCAATAATAATATCTGCTGTTGCATCTGCGCTTCCTTCAACGTAAAGAGGAAGAGACGCCCTATCAAAAAACGCTGTTCCAATTATCGTACTCTCAACACTTAATATTGCACGGGTCGTTGTCGCACCCGCACCAATATACATAGTGACTTCAAGTTCTTCCCATGTTCCGCTTCCCGTATGATAAGGAGACCAGGTCGTTGTAACACCATCACTGATACCTATGCGTGCTTGTCCTGCTTCTGTTGAATACACCTGACATATAAACGTTGCGTATTCCCCAACCCATTCGTAATAACTTGCTATGTCCTGATAAACGAATCCATCGTTACCAACTGCTGGTGCAAGCTCACAACTGTACGAACCGACATTTACAATCGTATCTTCCCGAGCCGTCGTACCATACACAACTGTCCAGTCGTCGGGAAGATTACCCGTCCAGTCATCAAAGAACCCGTTAAGGATTCTCTCGTGGTTTATTCCGTAGCCTAAAAGATTCGTCAGTGACATTTGTTACCTCAATTTTATGGTCATTGCGACAAAGACTGCATCCCCATCTAAAATAGTTCGTTCGATTGAAAGCGCAACATACCCAACAAGTTTTCCCGTATTGTTTTCTGTTGTTGCGAGATACGCTACGTTCACTGGGCCAATGCTTCCGCCGATTGCGTTGAACGTAACTTCTTTTGATGTTACTCTGTAATCTCCTTCGTGAAGCTCAAGCGTCGGGAACCCTACAGTAGAACGCTCAAGAACCTGAGCAGCGTAACCACTTCCAACAGGCTCACGTTGTATGCTCGAGAGTGTATCGTTCTCTGCGATAGAGTCAAACGCAAGACGAACATAAAATCCCGTCGGCTGATTCAGGTTGCGGAAGAATGTATCAAGCATCAACGATTCTCCTTCGTCAACCAAAGCGTTTCGCTTAGTCTGTTCCCAAATTACCTTACCATCACGGACGTGTTTTATCGTCCATATCCCTTCGTAAAAATCATGCTTTGGCATAGTGACCTCCGTTATTATGCGTATGATATTCCGATTACATTAACGCTGTGTAATTTACAAATCTGTCTGTTTGTTACTTCTATATCTCCATTTGAATCTTGACGATATCGAATCGTAACAGGTTGCGTAGGCGTCGGAGTAATATCAACACCAATGTATCCTGTTACATAATCTACAACACCTGATACCACATACCCCGTACTCGCTGAAACAAAGTTTCCCGCACCGTCATCGACCGAGACCATACTTTGTCCGACATATACTTCTACGTTCTCAGGAAGAATAGGCACTGCTTCAATTACACCACCGTATTCATAGAAAGAATCAGCGTTTGCATCGAGAGTTTTTAGTATCTTAAGGACAAGATGGTGGTAACTTACGCCCACAGTGTTGTCAACTTTCTCGACTAAATCAGAAATGCGCTTTGAAACACCAAGTTTTGTGGTTGTTCCCAGCGTAAATTGTTCAGAAAGAGTAGTCTCAACAGCGTCCTGGACGGTAGAAAGAATGTTTCCTACCCCTGCTTTAATGTCAATCGTCGGTATTGTTTGCAAAATAACTGCATCAATGTACTCGTATTTCACTGTTACTTGAGACTTTGTATACAAATAATCAGTGAGTTCATCCTTAAATGTAGTGCTTGGAAGAGACCATTCTTGCAAAAGAACAGCAATATTTACTCGATTAAACATATCATAATTAGGCGGATTTACTTCCATCTCGCCCCATATATTCGCATTTGCTATGCCTGCGTAGTTCTCAAGAATAGCAATGTAGTCATCTTTTGTTACCGCACGGTCACCTGTTGAAAATACTCGAGGAGCTTCATAACGAATTTCTTCTGTGTCTTCTCGCTCGTCTCCACCTAAAAATACATCATTATTCGTTACGGTCATATTGATTAGAACGCCTGCTTCATCATAGATGTTTGAATTGATTGTTACAATACTGTCTGAAGCATACACATTTCCATCGATTCCTGAAGAGCGCACATAACGAATAATCGTTGTGTCTCCTCCTGGAGGAATCTTTCCTTTTTGTCCGTCACTAAAAAGAACAGTAAGCGTGTCATTAAGCTCGTAGCGAAGTTTATACACCTGGCTCTCTGGGTACGCAGTCAAAAACGTTGACGTCTGTTCCCATTCAATATTGTTCACCAATACTTCAATACTCCCATCTTCAGCTTCAGTATCTTCAATAGGATACTCCTGGTCAGAAACACCGCTCGATACTGATATCAAGTCGATAACTTCTCCTTGCTTTGCATTAGCGTTAACTGTTGTCGCTCCTGCAAGAAGAACCACGTCTTCTGATACAATATACTTTATTCCGTTTGACGTCTGACATTCTGTGTACTTCGGAATATAAATATTCGTCGTGTGCGCAGCAGGGATGCTAAAGATAAGAATACCTTCAGCCGACGTCCGAAGCTTTGGAATGTAGTTCAGTAATCGTACTAAGTTGATAACACTTGAGCGGTTCCGTGCAGTCTCGATGTAAGACTCCTCAGCTCTTCTCTCAACATAATACAACACTAAGTTTGCAACGTATGCATACAGCTCAATGAGCATCTGTCCAGTCGAAGAACGATACGTGTCCGTCCAGGCAGACTTCGATGACACCCTGTCTATGAGCTGCTGCGTCAAGTCATCAAAATCATAATTTACATAATCTAATCTTTCAGTAGCCATTTACATCCTCCCAGTCGTTACTGGTTTGCACCAAACCGTACATCCGTATTAAAGATTTCATCATAACCTTTTACTCGGAAACTAATATTTATATCTACAAAGTTTGAATCAGGGTCAGAAAATATACTTACTCCTGTAACATCGACCCTATCGTCCCAACGTTCTATGACATCTTTTACTTCACGAGATATAAAGTTAATTAAATCTTCTGTCATAGGTTCAAAAATAACCTGAGCAAGTCGAGCTGCGAACGGCGGAAGCATTACACGTTCACCTTGAATTGTCCCCAGTATATTATCGATAGACGATACAACTGCGCCGATATTCGTTACCTTCTTAACCGCCCCTTGACCGTCTTGTATAATCCTGTGGTCTAAATCTGACCAAACTTCTGGTGGTGTGATTCCAACTATAGGCATTGCTTCCTCCTTATTCTACATATACCTTACGGTCTGACGATGTGATTACCGCTCCA